ACGGCAAATAAGTTAGCAACAGAAGCACAATTAAAGGTTATGTACTATCAAGATTTTATCAACATAGTTGAGGGCAACCCAACAACCAGAATGTTAACCAAGTCTAAGACTAAAGTTACTGGTAATATATCTGCTGACCGTGGTAGTGATGAAGGAAAGAATCGTGAAAAAAGAAAAGGTCTTGAGAAAGATCTAAAGAAGAAAGGTATAGGGTATAAGAAAGGTGTTGGTGAATACAAGTACAAGAGTGATGACGGAAAGGAAGGTACTGGTAGAGAAGTCTCTTACCAAACTTCCAAACCTGATAAGATGTCAAAACGTAGGTTTGGTAAAACAATGCGTCGTCTTGGCAGAAAGCACGGTCAAGAATCAGTCATTACAAAAGACAAAAAGAAACCAGCAAGGTTGCATGATACCCAATCTAAGAAACCTGGAAAATCAATTAACTTAGGAAAGTCTGCTGCAGGTAAACACCCTAAAGGAGATGGTGAAACTTCAGGTACTAAGGTAAGAAGTGGTAAATTAGGAAAGACTAACAAGGCATCATATCATTATAAGTAATCCCACACGTTGCGTATTTGTACTTATATGTTATAATAAATACAATTACATATGGGATTGAAAGATCATGCCCCAGTCACACTATACCGTAGGGTATCACGACACTGAACAACAGCGTCACTACATTTGCGAGTATGCAAACGACTCGTACCAAGCTATTAAAGATGCACAAGAGGATGTTCCCTTTCTACAGGAGCATCCTTCTTTTGTGGATTCTTGTACAAACGAATCAGGTTTAGATTACTTAATGGGCATAGTCCCAATGGGCCGATGAACAAACATGAAATTATGTGGTGGATGAGCCGACTCACCATCATGGGAACATCTCTAGGATTAGCAGCAACTCTTGCTGCTAAAGCATATGTCTGAAGTAGTTTGGGGAGTTAATATTCTTCTTGCTATACTACTTGCTACTGTCACTTGGTATATCTACTATATACTTCGTATGGCCTATGCGGAGATGAATGATGGGAGCGATGACACCCCCAAGTCGGAAGAGTTGTTACAACTTCCGAGTTATAAAGATAGTCAAGGTGCTTGATGGTGACACTATTGATGTTACTATCGATCTCGGATTTGATCTATACAAGAAAGAAAGAGTTAGAATTGCAGGAGTTGATACGCCAGAGAAAAGAACAAGAGATCTTGAGGAGAAGGCACTGGGAATAGATGCTACTAACTGGTTAAAAGAAAAACTTACTGAAACTATTAAAGGTGATGAAGAGCTCCTTATTAGAACTGAACTTAAGGGTGGCGTTGGGAAGTATGGTAGGCTTCTTGGTTGGCTCTACATTGGCGATGCTACTATTTCACTAAATGAACAAATGATTACTGAAGGTTATGCTTGGGAATATGATGGTGGGACTAAACAGAAAAATTTTGAGTCTCTACGTGAAATTAGGCGTTCGTTTGGGTCATTGGTCGAGTCTTGAACAAGTATACATAGATTCAAAGGGTATGACAGGCAGACGATTATATGCTGACTGGCATATACCAACTAAAGAATATGAAGAAGCATGAGTAAAATTGACACTCAAGGTATGAGTGGTGAGGCAACTGAAGGTTGTAAGGATAATATATATCCTAGAGATGAAAATGGTGAACCAATTTACCCACCATTTAATCCAACACCATTAACTTTACTTGAACCTAAACTTAGGGAAGAGCTTAAGGAATTAATTAATGAGGTTCTTGACGAAAGGGAATATCAAAAGAAACTTAACGGTCCTTATGATATGCCCGATTACAAACCAGAATATTATCAATGAGGATTAGATTATGTTTAGATCTATGGTATCAGAGCTTCTAAAAGAAGATGCTTACAAAAAAGGAGATTTCACACTTTCTTCTGGAAAAAAGAGTCAACATTATATAAACTGTAAACCAGTTACCTTAGATGGTAATGGATCATTTTTTGTTGCTAATACTATGCTTGATATGGTTTATGAGGATACTGGTTCTCTTGGAGTTGCAGGATTAACATTAGGTGCAGATCCATTAGTTTCAACTATTGTAATGTTACATGGAGCAAGAACTTATGCAACTGATTGTGGAGCATGTCATCCTGATGCCCCAGTAAAATATGCTGGTTTAATTGTTCGTAAAAAACCTAAAGGTCATGGTACTGGTGCTTGGATTGAAGGTCCAGAATTACCAAAAGGATCTATAGTTACTGTAGTAGAAGATGTTATTACTACTGGTGGATCTGCTCTTTTTGCGGTTGAAAAATTACGTGAGCATGGTTATATTGTTAATAGAGTAATTACTCTTGTAGATAGACAAGAACATGATAGAAATATATGGAAAGAGAATAATTTAGAATTAGATGCTGCTTTCTATCTTGATGAGATAGCTGGGAGTGTATAAATACCAATGTAAGAAGTGTCACAACCCATGAAGACGTATCAAGATTTCATGTTAGAATGCTCTGAGATAGAGGAGAGTAGTCTAAGCAGAATCAAAAGTAAATCCGATAAGGGAGGACTTGCTATCCTGTCAGGGTCTAGAGGTGACAAATCAAAGAAAGAGAATAAGGCACGAGCTAAGCAGTTAGATAAAGATATAAAAGGTAAGGGACTTCCTGGTGCAACTAAAGCAACTGGAAGATGGACTGAGAAAGATGATGATACTGGTAAAGAAACTAAGGTTAAAGAACGTAGTCACATTGTTTCCTCTGGTAAAAAGGGTAAGAGAAAATTCAAGAAAGCAGTTAAAGCTTTAGGTAAGAAGTATGGTCAAGATGCTGTGTTGACACAAACGAAAAAAACTGGTACACTATCAGCAACGAGGAAAGGAGGAATGGGAAAAGGACCAAAGAATAAAACTACTACTAGTGTAGGGAAGATGAGACCAGGTAGATCATCTGCAGATGGTGATACTAAAATTAAGAACAAGACCTTTACTTATTCAAAATGACAAACAAACTTTATGATGACTCCAATTGGAGACAAGAATACAAAGGTTACACTAGTAACCAAAGGCATCTAGAATTGCTTGAGAATGGACCTAAGAGTCTTTCTCAATCATGGGTAATGCAAGCATTGTATGGACAATGGAAAAAGATGAAAGGATATGATAAGTTAGATCCAAAGGAAAATGAGGGACAATTACAGTCATCTATGAAAGAGTTTTTTCAAAAAACTAAAGATCAAGGTATCTAAATGGCAACTCAGACTGATGTATACTTAGGTAATCCCAACCTAAAAAAAGCAAACATTGCTCAGAGTTTCACTAAAGAAGAAATACAAGAGTATTTGAAGTGTGCTGATGACCCTGTTTATTTTATTAGAGAATATATTAAAATTGTTTCTCTAGATGAAGGTGTCATACCTTTTACCATGTACGATTTCCAAGCAGATATGGTTGAGAAATTTCATGGTAATAGATTTAATATAGCAAAACTTCCTCGTCAGTCTGGTAAGTCTACTATTGTTACTGCATATCTATTGTGGTATGTGCTTTTTAAAGATAATGTAAATGTCGCAATCCTCGCAAACAAAGCAGCCACTGCAAGAGAAATGTTGGGCCGCCTACAACTTTCTTACGAAAATCTCCCTAAATGGCTTCAACAAGGTGTGGTCAACTGGAACAGGGGTTCCTTGGAGTTGGAGAATGGAAGTAAGATCTTGGCTGCTTCTACTAGTGCAAGTGCTGTTAGGGGTATGTCCTTTAACATTATATTTCTGGACGAATTCGCCTTTATTCCGACGCATATTGCTGACGAGTTCTTTAGTAGTGTCTATCCTACTATATCTTCTGGTAAGTCAACTAAAGTTATTATCATATCTACCCCTAAAGGGATGAATATGTTCTATAAACTGTGGCATGATGCAGAGAAAGGACAGAATGAATACACCACAACAGAGGTACACTGGCAACAGGTACCAGGTAGAGATGCAAAGTGGAAAGAAGAGACGATACGAAACACATCAGAGGAGCAATTCAACCAAGAATTTGAGTGTGAATTCCTAGGATCTGTTAATACTCTCATCAGTAGTACTAAATTAAAGACATTAATATACGAAGAACCCAAGAAGAAGGAAGCAGGACTGGCTGTCTATGATGATCCAGTGGAAGGACACTCATATCACGTCTGTGTTGACGTTGCTAGGGGTCTAACTAAGGATTATTCTGCTTTTGTAGTGGTAGATACCACAGAAATACCCTATCAGGTGGTAGCAAAGTATAGAAATAACAAAATTAAACCATTATTATTCCCAGATATCATTCATAAGGTAGCCACAGCATATAACCAGGCGTATATAATGATAGAAGTCAATGATATTGGTGGGCAGGTAGCAGATATCATACATTTTGACCTAGAATACGAGAATTTACTCTTGTGTGCCATGAGAGG